GCCTTGAACAGCTCCAGGATGGCTTCTGCCGGCAGGTTGGGGTCAATACCGGCTGCCGCAGCTGCGTCCCCGATGTCAACGCCCTCCCAGTCGACGCCGTTGACAACCTCATCCGTCAGCCGGCGCAGGTAGTTGTCAGCAAAGTTCTGCGGTATGCCCATCTGCGCCTGGCGCATCTGGTCAGCCGTGACGTTGCTCGTACCAAACAGACCGGGGACGGCTTGCAGCGCAGAGCGGAACGCCTCGGTCGAATCACTCATCACGGTCGCACTCTCGGTGAGTGATTCGCCGGCATTGCTCATGGCGTCGGACGCCTCGGTCAGTTTCGCCATGATGGGCGGGAGCAACCCCTCTGGCCGCTGCTGAATGGCATAGCCGCCCGGCGACATCTGTGGTCCCATCGGAGGCAATGGCGTAGTTCCGCCGGCAAAGCCGGGAATGCCGAGTGATTGCAGTAACTTGATACTGTCAGGGTTGCTCAGGATGTCCGCGCCCATGCCGCCGAAGAACGCAAGTTCCGGGCCGTTTTCACCGACTACTGACCACCCTTTAGCATAGCCGCCGGCAGCGTTAAACGGTACGCCTGTCGATGGCACAGATCTTGGGGGTTGCCCACTGGCGTATCTCTGCCGGTCAAGTGCCGCTGCCGCGCTATCGGTGGAAAGATTAAGCGTAATCGGCGTCTTGAAAATTGCCTGTACCGCATCCCACAACCCCGAAAGGACGTTTGCACCCCATTCGCCAAACACCCGTACCTTTTCCGTCAGTCCTTTTTGGAGATCCTGCCAAAGACTTAAAATAACATCGGCGCCCCAGTCAGCGTCTGCTTCCACCTTCTTACCGGTAAAGAAATCGGTGAGGTTCGTCCAAAGCCCACTGAGCATTGTTGATACCCACTCAGCATCAATCTTGGCTTTATTATTCGCAGCGGTAAACTTGGTGTTTAGGTCAGTCCATAGCGTACCGGCTACATCCGTTACCCATTCGGCATCAATCTTTGCCTTAAAATTCGCATCAGTGAACGCCGTCTGTATCTCCGTCAACTTCGCTTGGAACGTTGGGTCAGCGCCGGGATTGATGAATGTGTCCCACGTCATCGCGAACTGCCCGTTGACCGTGAACCAGAAGCCCTTCCCGGCGTCCCAATTGATACCCGTTGTCTCGCCAAAGAAGCCATCCATAGAGAAACTTTTGACGTTACCAGCAGCATCAAACGTCAGTTGCCCATCTTCCCACGCGAATTTCGCCCCCTGCTGCTCGATAATCGTAGGGGTGATTTCGGCAGATATGGGAATCGCCGTGATACCCTTGCCTTCGCCCTGCCCGCCGGTAAACAGCGCCCCGACAATCTTCAGCCATTCAGGGATCTTGATCTTGTCCAGCTCGCCAAGCTGTGAGACGAAGCCGGTAAACTGGACGCCCGCGTAGTCCTTTGCCGTTTGCAGCATCTCTGCTAGTTTCGGCTGCACAGACGCCCATACTTCTTCGGTCTTGGTCTGGATGCCGCCAAAGTTCGTGGCCCACGCAATACCCAGGAGCACCACCGCGGCAATCGTCAACCCTACCGGCCCGGATATGACAGCCATTGCACCGGCCACCATCGCGACGCCCTTAGCAATACCAGGCAGAATAAACAGCAGCGGCCCAAGCGCCGCCACAAGCCCGATACCTGCCAGTATCCAGCCCTGCACGCCGCTGTCCATCTTGGCAAACTGGTCAACCAGGGCGATCATACCATCGGCCAGCGGCATAACCTTATCGAGCACGATGGCCAGCCCTGGCGCCAGGCCGTCGCCTAGCTTTTGTCCCAGCACTTCGGCATAGCGTTGCAGCTGGTCCATACTAAAGCCGACCTTATTGATGCCCTGCGTTTGCGCCAGGAACGCTTCATCGGCCTTGCCCGCCACATCCTGCATAGCCGTCATGTTTTTGGTCAGCGTCTCATGCTGCGCACCCGTCAGCGCAAGGGCGAGCGTAACGCCCTCGATGCTGCCGATGTAGTCAGTGAGCGGCTTGCCTGCGCCTTCGGCTGTTCTGACGATGGCATCGAGCGTGCCCTGCAGACCCTCGCCCTTGAGCATTGCCTCGCCGTTACTGTAGCCCATTTTCTTCATGAGCTTGGTCATGCTGTCGGTGGGCGCCATCAGCGACTGAAGTACGCCCCGGAACTGTGTCGCCACCTGTGAGGTTGTACCGGTCACGCCGGCGCCTGTGGCCATGACTGCGAACAGGTCCTCCTGCGCCACACCCAGCGAGGCCGCCAACGGCGTGACGGTGCCGATTGCGCTGGCCAGTTCGGGGAACGTTGTCTGCCCTAGTGCTACTGTCTGGATAGCCAGGTCAGCCGTATGCGTAACCGCTTCGGCTGACGTATCGTTGTAGCCCTTGGTTACGGCACTGGTGAGGGCAATTGCTTCCGACGTCGATGACAACCCCGCCTTAGCCAGCTTGGCGTTGGTGCGGAGTATCTTCATGGAGTCGGCACCGTCACCGAACGCTGACACGACCTGGTACATGCCGTCCGCCATGTCCTCGGTTGACGCCCCTACCTCGATGGAAAGGTCTTGTATGCCCTTCTTCATTTCCTGTAGGCGTTCAGTACCAATGCCGAGCGAACCGATGTTAGCCATCGACCTATTGAGATCATTTGACAGCTTGACCGATGCAGCAGCCACGCCAAGGATGGGCACGGTAATGCCAGCCGTCATTGCGCCGCCGGCCTTCTTCATGCCATCCGCTAGCGCCTTACCTGCCTGCTGAGCATCTTTTATGCCGCGGTCGAAGCCGCTGCTGTCCATGCTAAGAAGGACGTTCATGCGTGCTATGGTGCCCACTATTTACGTCCTCCTAACGCCTTGCGCGCCTTGGCGATCATCTGCTCGATCTGGGCTTCTTCGCTGACAGGCTCGAAGTCTGGCATGAAGTCCTGCGGCTTATACGGCTTTTGGCCCTTGCCCCGGTTGCTGTTGGCTATCACGCTCGCCACAATGCCCATCCTCAGATCGTCCCTATCCTCGCCCCACGGCTCCAGCCGGCTGTACGCTATCCACTCCGCAAACTGTACGCTGGTCAGCTCCGCCAGCATCCCGTCGACATTCGGGCGACCTAGCGCGAGTGCTAGTCTGTAGGCGAATCTTCGCTCTGGTCGCCGCTGGAGTTTTTTGCGAGCTCCTCCACGTCCTCGTCACGCAGACCGTTAAGCCGCTGCGCCACCGTGAAGATCCGGTCGAGCGCCGCTGCCGACTTGCCGCCCAACGGGAACGTGTCTTCCTCCTGGAACAACCGTTCTCCGTTCTCGTCGACCATGCACAGCAGGCAAAGGCGAGCCCGAATGTTGTCGAGGTTGGTCGTCACCTTCTTGCCATTGCGCTGCACAGTGCTCGCCTCAAAGCGGTCGCGCTCGTTGGCCTGCAGCGTGCGCACGCGCACCCAGGCGCCGCCCCACTCGGGGATCTGGACGTCCTCGAACTTGAGGTCATCGATTGCCAGGATCTCAGCCTTGTTCAGGAACTTCTTAGCTGCCATACCATCTCCATCGATAATTGTTGTTACGGTCGGAACTATTCTTCCGCTTGGCCAAATGACTGTTGCTGCACCCGGCTGGCTACACAGTCATGCCAGTAGATGCGGGGCTGCTTTATCCACGGCGCCAGCCCCATCGCCGGGTTATTGCCGAAAATCGAGTTAATCAGCGAAAAGTCGCTGCCGTACCAGCCGGGCACCATTGCGCCGGCGTGCGCCCGCCACAGCTCCCGCTTGACGACGTAGGCGCTGCAGCCGATGTGGCCGCAGACAGGGCCATCGCCCCACGTTTCGTCATCTGGCAGCACCTTGCCGGCGTGGTCCATCTTGAGCATGATTACGTCAGGGCCGCAGCTCAGCCAGATACTCTTTAGGTCAGCGACCAGCGTCGGACAGGTGCACATATCGTCGTCATCCAAGATCCAGACGTATTCACCAACCAACCGGGGCGCATATGCCGCCATGTTTTCATGGCTCCAGTTGATGCCCCGCCCAACGTTGTCTACCAGGTACGTCTGCGTCCAGTCGTCATCTGTTTGGTGGCGCAGGCTCTCCACATTGATGGCCAGCATCTGTGGCCGCTTGTAGACTCTGGTCAACACCTCGAGGAAGGGCACGTTACCCTCCAAAATGCGCCAGCGTGCGCCGGTCTGGGTACTTGTCGCCGTTTGGCTGGATGTGGTAGCAGAACAGGCCCGTGTCGACGATGAACGGGTATTTCTTGCCGGCGTAGTCCGTCCAGCCGCTTTTGCGTAGATAGCCGCCCTCGATCACCCGCCGGCACCATGCCAAGTCGCTTGTGCCGGCACTGATGTTGGTCATGTTGCTTTCCGGGTTGTACCAGGCACTACGCGGCGTATCGAACACGCGACGGGTTTTGATGCCGCCCACGCTGTATTCTGGGCTGTCCTCCCACATGGCACGCAGCAGGGCGCTGTGAATGAGCAGGCAGCCGGTTGGCACGCCGTCGACCTCTACCACGTCACCCATGTGCCAGTCGGTGTAGACGCCTTCGCCCATGCCCCTGAAGACCATGGGCTCGCTTGGGTAGGCACGGCTGAAGTAGAGCCCCGATACAACCGGCGCCGGCGTCTCTTTCATCCAGCGATTGAGCATGAAAAATGCGCCGGCCGGCAGCACTACGTCATGCTCCAGCAATAGTACCCACTCCATATCCATACGGATGGCTTCAGCGACGATCAGATTCTGCGCATCTGCCACCTGGTAGCGCAGCGGCATGTAATCAGAGACGCACTGATACTCAGCAGCCAGGGACCAGTTGAGCGGCATCAGCTGACCATAGCGAGCCGCCACCCACTCTACGCGCAGATTTCCGGTGGTCGCCGTGCCCACGAGCAAGGTATTCGTGTAACCGGGATCTCCGCTGTCCTGGAC